AAACGTATAATACTTTCAGGGAGAGTATCGGGGAGTTTGGTTAGTTTATTATTCGGACAGTCGAGAATAGCAAGACCTTCTGGAAGCTTCTCTGGAATCTTGATCAGTTGATTGTACTCGCAAACGAGTGTCTTCAGAGTTGATGGAAGAGTATCAGGGAGTTCAGTCAAACGATTATGATGACAATACAATCTAATGAGACCTTTAGGAAGATTCTCTGGTAGTTTTGTCAGCTGATTATGATCACAATATAACTCGTTCATATCAGGAGGTAGTTCAGGAAGTTCTGTGAGTCCAAGCCACGATAGATCCAGCGGACCTGAAGTCCAGGCACGTACACGTTCTTTTGCAGTTTCCATTGAATATATTTAAATATCTATTATAATATATATTTAAATAATTAAATTCAATTTTTGTTATAAAATAATTTATTACATATCTTCCATATCAATACCGGCCAACATTCGCTTTTCCACACAATCCGGATGCCAGACCTTCTGAGCTAATTCTTCAAAAAAAAGAGCACACCGTTGTGTGAAGCGTTCTTTACTGACTGCTTCTGCGATCGCGTTCACACGGGCTACATAATGGTCATTCGATTCATTGTCTTCCATATCTGGGATATTATTATTCTTACAATAAAATATTGTAAGAGCAGCAGGTAGAATTTTGGGAAGAGTCGTCAGCTGATTGTCGCAACAACTTAACTCTTTAAGATTCACAGGAAGAGTCTCTGGTAGCATAGACAGCCGATTGCCATCACAATTTATCTGTGTAAGAGAAGCAGGAAGAAGATCAGGGAGAGTCGTCAGCCAATTGTTATTACACCATAACGTTGTAAGACCTGCTGGAAGAATTTCGGGAAGACTAGTCAGCAAATTGTCGAAACAATATAACGCTGTTAGTCCCACTGGAAGAATATCAGGCAGCATAGCTAGATGATTCTTATTGCAAAATAATCGTTTCAGACTCACAGGAAGATGTTCAGTAAGCATAGTCAGGCGATTGTTCGAACATTCTAACTCTGTAAGACCCACTGGAAGAGTATCGGGTAGCGTAGCCAGCTGATTTTCATAACAATATAACTTTTTAAGAGTAACAGGAAGAATATTGGGTAACCTAGTCAGTTGATTGTAGAAACAATATAACTCTGTAAGACCCACCGGAAGAGTATCGGGTAGAATAGTCAGCTGATTGGAACAACAATATAACTCTTTGAGACCCACAGGAAGCGTATCGGGTAGCGTAGTCATCCGATTAAATGAACATACTAACAGTGTAAGAGTTGCTGGAAGAGTATCGGGAAGAGTGATCAGTTGATTGTAGTGACAATGCAATTCAATAAGACCCGCAGGAAGAGTTTTGGGTAGTCCGGTCAACAGATTATTATGACACCATAACTTTGTAAGACCCGCAGGAAGTTTAGGTAGTTCTGTGAGTCCAAGCCACGATAAATCCAATGAACCTGAAGTCCAGTTTTGGATGCGTTCTATTGCTATTTCCATTTATTTATATATTAAATTTATCTATAATAATAGAAATATAGATATCAATTTTTTCAGGTTTTATTATAAAATAATTTTTTACATATCTTCCATATCTACACCCGCCAACATTAAGAGCTCTACCCGTTGCGGATGCCAGACCTTCTTGGCTAGTTCTTCAAAGTAGAGACCACATCGTTGAACGATACGCTCTTTACTTATTTTCTCAAGGATTGCTTTGATTCGAACTACATATTTCATAATGGATTCATTGTCTTCCATGCATGGGAGGTTATTGTTCTTAAAATTTAACCATTTTAGAGTCGCAGGAAGATTTTCAGGAATTGTATTCAGACAATTGTTAGAACATTCTAATTTTCTAAGACCCATCGGAAGAGTATTAGGTAATGTAGTTAATTTATTTCTGTCACAATATAAGTGTATAAGACCAGCAGGAAGAGTATCGGGAAGCGTGTTGAGCCAATTTTGGGAACAATCTAACATTGCAAGATCTAAAGGAAGTGTGTTTGGAAGCGTGGTTAGCTGATTATTGGCACAATCTATCGCTAAAAGACTTTCTGGAAGCGTATCAGGCATAGTTGTCAGCATATTATTATGACAATATATCCGTCTTAGGCACATTGGAAGAGTTTTGGGAAGATTTGTCAACTGATTGTCAGAACAATCCAAATATAAAAGATTTACTGGAAGGTTCGGCAGTTCCGTGAGTCCAAGGCCTGCTAAATACAACCAACCCTCCTTCCAGTTTATAACACGTTCTCTTGCTATTTCCATTGTATTAATATATTTTATACAAATAGAATTTTACATATTATTAATTAATTTCAATTTTTATCATTTGTAATTTTAATTCAAACATACGTTGACATATATCTTCATTTAATTCTTATTTCTATATTATAATTATAAAATTTCATTAAAATATAAAAGAAATATTATTCAATTAAACATAATTTTACTATCATACATAAATATTATATTAAAATATAAATATTTTATTCATGTTAATTAAGAAATAACATATATTTTGGTTTTTTTAACAACTTGATTAGATTCTAAAAATAAATTAATTTCATATAATTTTTTCTTATAATATAATCTTGTTTGTTCCCAATTTTGTAAATTATCATTAGTTTGTATGGGGAAATCATTTATTCTATACCATTCACCAATATGATAATAATTATGAAAATTTAGATATTTTGGATCTATTTCATTCATTAATGATAACATTTTTTTAGCAACATATAATTTTTCAGCATCTGTTTTCGCAAATTTTAAATACATTATATTATTATCCCTCCATAAAACATCATACCTTTTATTATTAACATCCCCATAAATATGCTGTTTGATTACAAAATTATCAAGCTGAAATTCAGAATCATTGTCTGAATATCTAATAAATGATAATAACCTTTCTAGCATCATAAAATCAATATTAGTTTTTCCAAATGCTAACATATTAACTATACTAATTCTTTCAATAGGTATATTATGATTATAATTTAATTGTGAGAACAATTTATCTTCTACTAACTTAAATGTACACGATATATCACAAAATTTTAGATTATCTTTAATGTATTTCTCATAAAAATTAGTTGTTTGATAGTCCCATACTTCTTTATTATTATATAGTCCAATTCTATGACTCCAATATCTTAATGTTTTATCTTCAATACATTTATCTTTCTGTAATTCTTGAAAACTTTTTTTTGTATAATTATTTATTTTATCATTTAATTTAGCATCAAAAGAAATATTATCAAAATTATTTGTTTCTACTATTATTTTTGGATAATAAATTTTATATTCATTTTTATTTTCCTTATTTTCTTCTAATAATTTTATAATACTGTTAAAACCTGAATAATTATTCCGGTCATTGAATCTTCTAATATTAAATTGAAATGGTGTATCATTATTATTAATATCTATAGGAAATTTATTTTTAATACCAATTCCATTCCAATATTCAAAATAAACATAATCCTTTTCTCTACTATAAAATTCTTTTTCAATATCTTTTCTATTTATTTTTAAGATTGGTAACATATAATTGATTAATGAATAAAATACATCAAATGATGTTAATTTATATTGTCTGATTAAATTTGTAATATTCCATATTTCATAACTTTCAAAAAATGTATTTTCGCAAATATCCTTTTTAATTTCATCAGATGTATTGACTTCTTCTAGTAATTTATTATAAAAGATAAATTCTTTTTCATAATAACTTAAATCAATATTCCTATTATATTTTTTACTTAAATTATTTAATTCTTCGACACTCATAATATGATTAATATCATCTTCTTTTAAAGTTATTGAATCAATTAATGTATTAACTGATGGAATCAATAATTTAAAATTATTAAATCTGATATATTCTGGACGTGCAATTCTTCCAATTTGTTTAAGCTTGTTAATTAACATTATTATATATTAATTATTTTATTCAGTCGTCTTAAATATAATTATTTTTCAATTTTCTATTGAAAAATAATTATATTATATGATTAAATCACATATATATTTATACGACATTTATAAATTCGCGCTATTTAGTTACTATAGGTCATCTCTATATAATCACCATATCTGTTAATGTTTATATATTAATTATCTACAATTATTTTTTGTAATCTTATCTTTAACATTATCTAATATTAATTTATATATATTAGCAAGATTTAGTTGAGAAAAATTATTTTATATATAAATATATATGAAAATATATTTCGGTAAATGTAATATACCTTATTGTCCACAAAAATTAAATGAAAAAGAACAAAAAATTTTTGATATAGTGATGTCTAAAACTATTAAAGATAAAACAGATGATTGGTATAAAAAACATTTAAATTACTTGTTATCTATTCAAAAATCTTTATTAAATTATCCAAATTATAATTATTTTGAAATTTTTGGATCAAAAAATCATTTGGAATTATTTAGATTAGAAGATGAAAAAATAGAATCAATTCAAATTTATATAAATTTTTTATTAAATAAGTACAAAGATATAAATAAGATTGATTATGAAAGTATAATTAATATATATTTGAGTTTTAAAAATATTATATTATTTATAAAAGATCATATAAATGATCCAAGACCGTATCAAGTTTTATACTACTTCAAGGATATTAAATTAGATGTATATAATTCATCTTCGGCTCAAACAGGTAGCTCACCTTCTGGACACTGTTTTTCTGGCCTATTAGAAGGATATCTAATATATATATCTAATGAAAAATTTTTTGATAATAATTTATATGAATTTAATAGATTATTAGAAATAATGATTGATATTGGTTTACATAGATGTATGACTGGTATACATTTTATGTATGATTACTATTTAGCATATATAGTATTTATAGAAATATTAAAAGAATATAATTACTATTTGGATAATAAATATATTACTGAATTAAAAAAGAGATTAAAAAACATATTTTTAGAATCTATAGATTAATATTCAATAGATTCTAGAAATATATATTTTTTTGTAAGGTATAACTATAAAAATTAAATATTTAATTTTGTAAAATAATCTAGCCAATAATTATATGTCTTATAATCATTTGGTGTACCCCAACATAAATAATTTGTTACATAAAATATCTTTATTTTATA